AACTACATTTGCCCCAATAGCTATTCCTTCATCAAAACTAGTTGTATTCCAATCACTTAGTCTAATATCTCCTCCTGAACCAGAAGCAATAGCCTCATTTAGTTCTATAACAGATCCCGTAGTTGTAGTCTCCCAAAATATATCTAATAACGATTCTGTAGGAGCTGTTTCAGCAATACCTAAATTCATGTATACAGTATAGTCAGGTCCTGGACCACTTGCTACAACACCAAATTGTTTTACTGTTGATATTCGCCCTATTAATGGATTAGATTGTACGCTATAAAAGTATGGAGAAGGAATAAACGGAGCAGCTGTGCCATCTCCATTAAACAGCTCTACATTGTCGGCAATAGTACTAACTATCATTGATGTTTTGCCTGGGTAATACTGTACATTATTCGGATCAATAACAAAGCTTCTCTCTATTGGATTTACTCTATTAAATAATCTAACACTGCTCCTAAATTGCTTTTGCAAAGGTCCAACTTCAGATAAATCTCGCGGCACTTTGTTTATATTATCGTTTATTAATACGACATGAGATGTTTTTCCTATTTCCTTAGCTATATCATCTGGATAGGCCGCCATTACTCCTGGCAGATAAACATTATAGTAATCTTGTTCTGTTTGTTTTACAACAATCTTATATGAATACCATCCAAGAGGATTATAGTCTGCCGATAATGGATCGCCGTTATATACCCCTGGATAAGCAGATGAAAACTGCGGATCAGCTGGAATTAACTGATTGAATATTACTTTTAATGAATTACCAGGCCAAGTCATAGGATCAATAGACTCTGTTATATATGGGGCATATACAGTTGATCCAGAAAATGTTTGGCCTTCTGCTACTACTGCCCCTGTATTGCTAGATAATAATACAGTGGACTGTCTTCCAAATTTATCAGCCAAAACAACTCCCACCTGATAACTTCTATTACATTTTAAACTATGGTTAGGGTATTCAATATAACTAGTAAAACCATTTACGGTATCAAAATCGTATTTAGTAGACACAGCTACATTGTAGTCTAACCTTACGTTAGTGGGTAATGGAGTGTGCTTGTCTTGGTAATTACCATAAACAACTCTATTACTTATAACCTCTTGAGCAAGAGCTTTTACAGGAACTATATCATATACCCTAGTAGTTTCTGTTGTTGGTAATGTTTTATATGGTTTTTTAGAACTGTAAGTATATAAAAAATAATCTTCTCCTCCTTCAACCTGATCTTCGATTGTTTCTATAGTTAATGTATCTAATACCTTTATAGATAACCCATCAGATTCTTTGTATAGAATATCTAATTCAGTGATTTTTAAATCTTCTTGAAGTAAAGATTTTCCAATAGGCAATGGTATAACTAATTTTATTTGGGTTACTTTGTTCTGCATAAAAGCAACAACAGTACTTCTGTAAGTGGCTTCTTCATCATCAATGTTGAAGTCCGCATTGTATGTAAAGTAACCATCTTGCTGTGGTATAAACGCTATTTGTGTGAATGGCGCTATTAAAGAGTATTCACCATCATCAAATTTGAATCTATATGAAAATCTTACAAACTTATCTTTTAAATAGTCAGGATCCCCTGGAAACGCTGGATCATAATATGGATTAATCGAAAATACCAATTGAGTATTATCATCAAAATCCACGTCTCCTGATAAAGTTATTTCTGTAGTAATTTCATTAAAACTAACAATTGTTACATCGCGAGGAATAATTTCCCCTGTACCATCAATATATCCCACATCTGCTCCAGGAGTTATTACTCCTGTAATACCTTTGATAGTAAATGTATCGGTCATTCCGGTAGCGCCATCGGTAAAGCATTCTCCTCCATCTGGATAATATAATGATGAAACATCCTTCATTGTTGTTTCGTAACTTTCAGGAGCCTCCTCACTTTCTTGCCAAAGCTCTATTGGTTTATATGGATAGTATTTAGCAACGGATATCATATCTTCTGTTATATAATAATCTGGAGTACTAAAAGCTGTATCTACATTTATTTTTCTTGGCTGATTCCTATTGTCTGTCCAGAACAATAAATTCTCTAATAAATTTACCCCAATTATAGGATTTGTTATTGAAAAATTTAAGAATGCTCCGGATACTAATTTAGTAGCAACATTGGTACCGAAATTATATGTGAATATATAATTTTTAGCAGTTGGAGAATATTGGTTTGTTCCGGTTGTGTCTGTATAATCTGTTAAGAAAAAATAACCTACATTATTGGATAAGTCTATTGTCTGTCCAATACAGTCAAGCCCAGTCTCATCAATTAATTCGTTAAAATCAACTAATAGACTATTGCCTAGAACTGTTTGCATTGCGCCAACATCTGAATTTTCTGACTTACTTATTTGCAAATTTACAGCATTTCGATACTCGTTTTCAGGAACTAACCTGTCATCGAGATCTTTATTCATTTTTCCTCCAGTAAAATTATTTTTAATTTCTGCCATTATATTTTAGTGTTTAATCCATTTTGATTTACCTCTCATAACCTGTACAATCTCATGTAACTTGATATTAGATAAACGTATTTTAGCATTTCTTAATTTAGCAAACTTTTCTCTATTCAATCTTTGTACAAGATATTCTGGTGAATCTCTTCTTGTAGATACTATTGCGTGTAGTATATAAGCATACATTGCTTCTTCTGCCATTTTAGGTACTCTAGAATCTAAATCATACGCTAATCCATCTGATATATAATCCAATGTAATTATCATCTTATGTAGATTGCTAGAAAAAGACATTTTACCCTCTCTGTCATTTATAGTAAACCATCCGTTGCCTTGCGCATATTGTGGGTCTAATCCATATTGTCTACCTACAGCTCCGAAATTATCCATTCCATAATACCAACCACCAAAATCATTATCTGCTCCCCAACCATTAGCTAGGTATGTGCCATTTAACAAGTCTGTACTAGCTCTTCTCCATCTTTCTTCTATTATTGGTTCAGTTTCGATGTTGTTATTAAATTGATCTTGCGTGGGAACTCCTCTGTCGTCCTGTAAAGGAGCTTCTGACGGATTAGAAGTTAAGTTATTAGCTGGATAGATTGGATGCTTTACGCCTTGTCTATCGATCCAATAAACACCTACATAGTTTACGTAATCTTGCGGTAATACAACACTTAAAGAATGAGGGATAGTTAACTCTTGTGATTTGATACTTTTCAATGTATCATAACTAAATTCCTGCATAGCTCGCTTAGCATGGAATATTACATCTGTTCTTTTTACATCTGGTATTAATTTGCCATTACCAACGTAAGCAACAATAAAACTATTTATTACATCACTTAACTTTGTGTATTGGTATCCTCCATAGTTCTCTTCTACAATATTTCCAAAAGCATCTTCGTCGCCGTAGTTACCACCTGTTAATATTTTTAATTGAACAACAAATACATCGCTGACTCCTGGGATAACTCCCATTAAATCTATTGAGTTACCAACAACAGTGTATTCATCTGTATATTCTTCAAACGACCCAGGCAATCCTCCTGTTACGCTAACATAAAGTTTAAAGTTATTTAATGGATAATTCTCGGCATTGGGATCATAGGAATAAAAAACTAAGTCAGTATTGAATGTTGTAGTGAAAACAGAAGTTACTCCATCTCCTACAAAACTTTGAACACCTTCGTAATATTGTCTATTTGTTTCGGTAATTAAACCGCCATTAGGCATTGGCATATATTTTAGTTTTTAGAGTTATTTTCTTCTTGTTGTGATTTTTGAGCTGCTATTTGTACAATCTCAGGGTCTCTTACTATAACACCAGCATATAATAATATCTTAGTTATAACATTAGTTTGTTCTGCTGAGTCTAAATCAAATTGAACAGAATTACTAGCAGAATATATGTATGGTCCATTTGTCCAAGTAACTCCACCTATACCAGTATAACCCCACACAACATCTACCGGTTTTCTAATATAAGAAACACTTATATCCGCGGCTAATGTTATATCTTTTGGATGAACATATATACGAGGCAATGTTGCTGCTGTACCTACAACTCCTAATGTGGCATTCTCATATAAGTATACTGGAAATTGTTTTGTTGGCTTTGTAAGAGGTGATAAATTAAGATATATCAATTGATCTTTTTGAACCCTTTCTATTTCTATTTCATCTTTATATATAACGGTACCTAACTTGTGTAGATTAGAAGGTACTACAAAATAGTCTGTTCCCCCGGGTTTAGTACAGGAGCCAAATGTTTTGAATATAGATAACATACTGTCTATATTCTTTTGTCTATCGGCATATTCCGTATTAGATTGAGGAATCCTTAATTGTTGGTTTAAATCATCAAAATAAGATTCAAATATTTCTAATTGAACCTGTGTTGCTACTTTGTTAAACTCATCTGGAGTCATATAGCCTCTCTGTTCTTTATTAAGAATAGAAAGTACTGTTTTGTAAACTGTATCTACGTTTATTGCCATTGTTTGTTTTTATTATAATATTTAGGCAGCTACCGCGTTATTACGCAATAGCCGCCCTAATATTAGTATTACGTGTTATTGAAATTTTTTCTCAATAGACTGGAATACCTCTATCCCCTCATCTGTTTTGAAAAAAGCAGCCATAGCCGAATACGGATTTTCATCAAAAGGTACAGTCATTAGTTTTTTACCATTAGCTGCCCATTTGAAATCGCGTTGATCTTGCGATAGCTTTATAATGTTTGCTTCACATGCTTTAATAGCGAAATTGCGAAGTTGAATGTTTTCATCGTTAACTAAATCTAAAAATAACCCAGGGTTTCTTTTAGCAAATATTAGTAAATCTCTTTTTATTTCTTTAGATGTCATTTTAGAAACTTTAGATCCTAATTCAACTCTTAAAATAGATTCTGCTTGATCAACATCCATACCTGAGGCAGCTGTCATAGCTTCTAATTCTAGTTCTAAGTAATCTAATTCGTCTATAGCAGTTACTACAGCATCAAATTCTCTATACTTTCTATTTAGCATTGGATGATAAAGAGATAATAGCTTTTGTAAATTTTGTTGATCTTTTGAAACTGTAAGAACACCATTCTTAAACATAATGTGTCCAAGAGTAGCTTCTCCTTTTTGTTCGCTTACAAACGGCGAATTCTGATTTGTTGCATATCTCAATTCTCTTTGTTCTTTTGTTTCTGGATCAAACCATAACAATGGGAACCTTCTAGAGTGTCTTGATGATATTGTATAAGTTAATGGACTATGCGGTCCCATTAATAGATAAGTGCGGTCTTTAACTTCCCACGTGTCTCCACCTGTTTGTGGAGTTGTTTTTTCTTTTGACATAATATGATATAATTAATTATTTTTTAATTTGAAGAGTAAAAAAGAGTAAAAATTACCCTCGTAATTTCAACGAGGGTAAAATCTACACTAATTGTTAGACTAGGATACTGAAGTGAATAACACGAAGTTATTAGCACCTTGTACACATAAACATCTTTCAGACAAGAAGTTAACCTCCATTGCATCTAAATCAGATGTATATGCACCACCAACAGAACCTAATACCCAAGATTTCATTCTTCTATCGTCAGCTTGAGAAGCTCTATAACGAACATGTAAGAATGGTCTACGAATATTTGTACCTAATACTTGATCGTAAACTGTAGAAGTTCCAGCAGGTACTAATACACCATCAATAGCTGATTTAGTCATACCCCCTCTAGTCGATGCGTCGTTTAAGTATTTCCAGTCAGTTTTGTAGAAATCATAAGACCCTCTACGGAAACCTGAGAAACCTAAGTTCAATGCCATTTCTTCTGAGTTTTCAAATAAACCGTAAGCAACCCCTCCAGCAGCACCAGAAGATAAAGCAGCTAACATATCATCAAAATCTAATGAAGTTTGACGGTTTAAGAAAAGCATGTTTTCTTCAATAGCTCCTTGAGTATCTAAGTTTCTTAAGATAGAATCAAATTCAGTTAGTCCAGCAGCAGCAGTAAAGTTGTTTAATACGTTACCTCTTTCTTCAATTGCAGCGAATAAACCTTGCGTACCTTTCTTACCAGCTGTTAAAGCAGCAGAGCCAGTAGCAGCCAACTCGCCTTCTACAACTGCCATTTCTAAGTAATCTTCGAAACGTAATCTTGTTTCAGACTCTGCTTTTAAGTACCACATATATCCACCAGCTCCGTCTTCAGTAGCAATTTCTACCCACCCGATTTGAGCTGTATCCGATCCATTAACTACATATTTATTACGGATAATAATTGGAGAGTTATTGAACTGAGTGAATGATGGTTCGATGCTTGTGTAAGAATCATTAGCTAACGTAGATCCTTTTCTATATTCAGAACCATAAACGAAGATCTTTAAATCATCCATTGCATCTGTGAATCCAGCAGCAGCTAAAGTAGCAGCAGTATAAGGAGCAACTGTTAAAGCACCAGTAGTAATATTACTAGCGGTAACTACAGCTTTTACTTCTAATCCTGTAGTAGGATTCATAATAACGATAGTCTGATTAATAGAAATAACGTTTTGTACGAAATTTTTTGGATCAGCTGGAGTTAAGTCAACAGGGATAAGTAATGTATTTGCCGCAGCACTTACAACATCAACACCTGTATAAGCAATGTGTAATCTGTTTTGTTCTGACCAAATAACCTGATCTGAAGCCATAGGCATTTCAGCTCCTACCATACGTAAGAATCCAGAAAGAGTTCTGTTTCCGTAGCGTTCTACTTCAGACTCATATATTTCTGGTAAATATTGTTCTGCAAAAGATACAAAATTCGCGTTAGCGGGATCTGTAAAGTTTAAATAGTTTGTATCTAAAGCTTGTTGTTTTTGAGACGGTTTAATCGACCCAAATTGAGGCGTTACATCTGCCATAATTTTTTAATTTTAGTTGTTAAATTTACTTTTTATTTTTAATTTCGTAGAATCAACACCATTAATTGCTTTAACTTTAAATCCATTAACAAATATCTCGCCAGATGCCGTTTGTCTAGGCGTAGCAGATATATTATTAGATTTTGCGGTTATCTCTTTAACGGCATCAGCTTTACCTTGCTCATAGAAATGATTAGCTAAAGCATCTACATTTTCTGCAGCATACATTGCTTTGTGATAACCTTTCAAATCTGTAACCTCCCCTTTATCGTTCAAGAACCTCTTGACTAGATTGGTAATGTTTGATTGTTTATCTGCCACAACTTCTGTATTTTGAACTCCATATCTAAAATTCTTTTCACCCAATTTGAAATCAAAACCTTTGAAATCTTGAGAGAAAAAATTCTTTGTGTCGCTCTTAAATTTAGAATGTTGTGTTTCCACAATTTCCTGCTCTGTTTGGTATCTATTGAAAAAGTCAAGTGCTTTTTGTTGATCCTTATTTATACTAGGTCGTAACTTAACTTCCTCATAATATTTACTTTTTAGATCTTCTAAAAACCCCTTAGCTTTTGCAACTTCTTCTTTAAATGCGAGTTTCTTTTTACGGATATCTCGCTCATCGTCATCATCTTCATCATAAGAGAATCTGTCTTCCATTAGGAATTCAATTTCTTCTTCATTAAGATGAGGTCTAGTTTTTTTATAATATTCTTTTAATAATACTTCATTATTAATATTTGAATAATCTGCATTCAATCTAACGTAGTCTTCAACGGTACCACCTGTGTCCTCCATAAAAGATACAAGCTTTTCGATGTTCTCCGGTAATTGTCTTCCGGTTTTCTCTAGCTCATTGAATGCTTCAACAGCTTCAGCTTCAAGTTCTGCAGATGAAGCGTTTATTTCTTCATTCGAGATTTCTTGTATAACCGCAACAGGTTGTTGATTAATTTCCGTTACTTCTTTTTCGTTTTCAATTTTAATGGTAACGACTTCTTGTTTGGCGTTTCCTTGCTCCACTTCTTGCAATCCCATTTGGGGCTGTTCTGACTGTAGCACGCTTTCATTTGTGACTTGCTCTTGAATGGCATCAGTATTTTCTTTAGGTGTTCTTAAATCAATTTTTGTAACCTCTACAGGTTTGTTTAATTTTCTTGCAGCAGGTTTTGGTTTTTGCATTTTAAAACTTCCTTCTTGTTTTACGTTCTCTGACATAATATAATAATATAAAATTGGTTAATATTTTTTTTTTACATAAGAGCTAAATCAAACTCACTAGCCCCTTGATCTTCAAAGTTTTTTGGCAAAGTATTATTCTTTCTTTGTTCAATTAACTCTGATTGTTGTGTTGCTTGTATCTTAGTTCTCTGGTCTTTACGATCTTCTGCTTGACTTAACTTTTCATTAGCAATATCTACTTGCATTTTACCTAATTCAAAATCATACTTGAATTGCTCTGCTAACAATATTTTTTTATTCTGTAATTCTTGTTGCATTCTTTGTAATTCCAAATTAGCTTTTGCTTGTAATATTTGAATTTCAGTTTGAGCAATTGCTTCTCTCTTTTGTACCTCTGCCATAGCAGCCGCTTCAGATGCTTGAGCTTGAGCTTCTCCTTGTGCTTTAATGTTAGCTTGTTGAACAGCTTGATCTCTTTCTTGTTTCTTTCTTCTTTTATATTTAAGAGCTTGATTAGCTAAGTCAATGTTATTAATTCTGTTTAAGTCAATAACATCTTCTAAATCTATTCCTCCAGACTGTAAAGCTATCTGTACATTCTTTTCGAAAGCCGCTTTTTCTTCTTCCTCTGGTTCTAATTCAAGGAATATACCAAAGTCATGTAAGTTAAGATTTTCAATCTCTTTTAAAGTTTCAACATTAAATAACGAAATGCTCTCTATTAAAGACTGCTTAGTCAATGGAAAGTTTAAAGAATCATTAACGCGTAACGAAATGTTTTCGCATGTTCTTAATGTTAAATATAAACTCGCGTCTTTTATGTGCCTTGTTGCAGTATTTGAATTTGCAGCCGCCATCTTTTGTAATCCTACTAAAGCATCTCTATCTGGAGTACTTCCATCTCTAGCTTCATTAAGACCGGTAACATCACGTATCATTTGTAAATAATATTGATAAGTACCTATCAAAGCTTGGATCTTAGCATTCCCGTTTGATGATTGTAATTCTACAATAGGAACTTTACCTTGATTAACACCTCCGTCTTGAGACATTGATCTACCTACAATAGACCCCGTTTGGAAATACATATTAAGAGCTTCCGCTGGATTATAGTTTGTGCCGTTACCTAAATCAACTTCAGCTAATCCGTCAACATCGACGAATACTCCATCTGGAACCATTCTAGATAACACCTGTTGCAATTTAAGATGCGTTAGTTGTATCATATCAGCAAACGTGATTGTTCTGCTAACTAATGATTCTATTCTTCCTTTATATATTCTTGGCGCACAGATAGTATAATTCATCTGTACCTTAGTCGTATCAGCATAAGGACGTGTCATATTCTCAGCTAATTTCCATTCTAACATTTGTTCGTAGCCTAGAATTTTAGCTCCAGAATATAATACCTCTATACTTCTAGAAACTCTTTTGAAATTATCATTCTCAGGTGGATCAAAACTATCATCTTTTTGAATAGCTTTTTCTAACCCTTGTTCTGTTTGTTTTATTTTAAATACTTGGTTTGAATATGTCTTATACTCAAAATATAGTACTTGTACTGTTGTATTATCATTGCTTTGACCTGGATAGTTACGAATATAATTCATATCTCCAGGATATTTTTCTATCCTCTTTAATTCATCTTCTGATAATTGAGGAAATTGTTTTTTTAATTCTTCAAGACTTATAGCTTTTACTTCTCCAACATAATAAACATCTTCAAAGTTTGGATCTTCTGTATAAGAATAAACCAAACAAGCTGGATCTACATAATCAATAACAATTCCATTAGCAGGATTCCATGACGTTTTAGCACATCCGATACCAATTACCGTAAGATCGTAGTTTAACCTCTTAGCTATTAAATCATATTTATTAGTAGCCAATACTTGATTAATAACTTCTTCCTCTGCTATTTCTATCGATGGCTTATAATCTAACTGCAATCTCATTTCCAATTCTTCTTTGCTCTCTGGCAAGTTGCTTGGATCCGATGAGTTATATAA